CGGGGAAAGGGGAGCGATATCATGGATGCAGAGTATCGCGCCGAGCTGCTTCGGCGCTTTGGCGAAGCAGTGGAGGATCTATCGCCCGTGGAGCTGGAGCAGCTGATGGACTATATCCGTGCGCTGCGGCAAAGCGGAACTCATTCCTCTTGCGAGGCCGTTTCGTGTGAAACGTTGATAGTGGCTTCAGCATTGGGCGTTTCAGAGACAGATGCTTCAGCACTTTTGGTTTCGGGATTTTCAGTTTCTTCGGGAATAAATTCTCTGTAGTATATTTCAAGATATCTTCGGGCTACAAATTGCCCAAAGGCCCTCAATTCGTCTACGGCAAATGTTTTCTGAAAATGATATTTAGTGGGATTGGATTTAGAAGGGGATATGTCTTGTAACCTAATGTGTTTAATGGGATCTTCATCTTTGTCTTGGAAAATGTGCATATGAGCGATACTGTTGCGTAAGGAGGTAAGGAGATAAAAAGCGTCATCGGGTTCGGGGCGATGATTGTCTTTTTTTCCTATGCGATCAGTTTCAAAAAACTGACAGCGAATAAATTGTTGATAGCATGCGTCAAGAAATGCTTTATCCCGATCCCGTTCAGCGTCTGATACAGTTTCAGACTTAAGGCGTTTTTTAATGGTTTCCGTAGGGCATGTGAGAAGTCCAAGCAAACAATTTAAAAGCAGTGTTACATCATATTCACACCGGGGCTCAGTTGATTTAAAGATTTCGTACGTGCGAAATACAAAATCTCTTTTAAACTCCGTATATTCGGCCATAGTGCTCACCCTTTCCGCTGGCTTTTCAAAAACTGGATATACTCCAACGCCTTTTCGAGCTCGGCGTCGGACAGGCTGTTCGCTTCGGCGAGCAGCTTTTTTTGCTTTTCGGGAGGTTCCGGGGGGAGTCCCGAATCGTCACTCTCGCCGGCGAGGTAAGCAGAAGACACACCGTAGTGCTGTGCAATAATTGATATGTCTTTAGATGTTGGCGATGCTTTGCCGGCTTTCCACATAGAAACAGTAGTGCGATCTTTACCAATAAGTCGAGCGACAAAGGCGTTTGTAGTTCCGTACGCCTCCATCAAATCGAGAATACGATGCACAGTTACGGTCATTCTATACCTCCAACAAATTCAACAAATGATGAAGCAACATGGTTGTGCATAATCACAAAATTCATCAAAAAATGTTTTTTGCGTTGAAATCCATCATTTGATGGATTATTATATAACCACAGACAAAAACTTTTTAAAAGAAAGGAAACACCACACATGAACAACAAACGACGCGAAAAAATCTCGGACCTGATGGAGGAGCTCAGCACCCTCAAAGACCGCTTGGAGACCATCCGCGAGGAAGAGGACGATGCTCGGGACAACATGCCGGAGAGTCTCCAGAATTCTGAGAGGTACGAGCAATCGGAGGAAGCCAGCGAGAGCATGGAATCCGCCGAGGAAGCATTGCAGGAAGCCATCGGCTATCTGGAGAGCGTGGCCGAGGATTGACACTCCCCACGGCTAAAGCCGGGGGATTCTCGGTTCGCTGACTACGGCCTGCACCATGCGAGGACTTACACAATCTCCCCGAGCGTATCGGTTCGGGCGTGTCCCGCCCTACCATGCACAGCCTACGCCAGCAGGTGCAGACCTTCTTGCAAGATATTCTTTGCAGCATTGATATCCCGGTCGTGGATTGCGCCGCAGGAGGGACAGATCCACTCCCGGACAGACAAATCCTTTGTTCCGGGCCACTGTGCGCCGCAAGTGGAGCACAGCTGAGAGGACGGGAAAAAGCGGTCTACTGTGACCATCTGCTTTCCGTACCACGCCGACTTGTACTCCAACTGTCGCCGGAATTCCGGCCAGGAAGCATCTGATATTGACCGGGCCAGTTTGTGGTTCTTCACCATGTTGGACGGGGCCAAGTCCTCAATCGCTATCAGGTCGTAGTTACTCACCAGCTCCGTTGACAGCTTGTGGAGCATATCAGACCGTTGGTTAGCAATGTGTTCATGGAGCCGGGCAACCTTGACCCTCGCCTTTTCCCGGCGGTGACTCCCCTTTGATTTTCGGGAGAGCTGACGCTGGAGGCGAGCAAGTTTCTTTTGGTTCTTGGTCAGGTGCTTGTGGTTTGGGTACTCCACTCCATCGGAGGTGATTGCAAATGCTTTTAGGCCCATGTCGATACCGGCCACCGCCCCGGTTGAGGGCATAGGCTCTATTTCAACATCGGTGCAGCACAACGCCACAAAGTATTTGCCGCTTGGGTTTTGGCTGACCGTGGCTGAGAGAATGCGGCCTTTGACCTCTTTGGAGATGCGGCACTTCACAAGTCCGAGTTTCGGAAGCTGTACCGCCTTATCCAGTGCTTTGATATTCGTTCCTACGCACTTGCTCTTGTAGCTTCGGCGGTAGTCGTGTTTGCTTTTAAACCTTGGATAGCTCGGTTTTTGGCCTTGCTTCACCCACCGGAAAAAGTTTTGATAGGCCGTGTCCAAATCCTGCAAAGAGGCTTGAAGCGCGGTGGAATCCACCTCTTTCAACCATAGCAGTTCCTGCTTTAAGGCGGTTAGGGATTTGTCCTGTTGAAACCGTGTAGGCGCTTTCCTTGTGGACTTGTACCGTTCCATGCGTTCTGCCAAGAAGTGGTTGAATACAAACCGGCAGCATCCAAATGTCTTTTGGATTTGAATTTTTTGCTCCGCATTGGGATGCAGTCTAAACTTGTAGGAGTATTCTACTTTTCTCACCTCCTGCATTTTGATTGGTTTTTTGCTGCGTCTCTTATTTTATGCACATTTCGGATTTATGGAATACCATCCGAAAACGCTTCTTTAGTTCCCGCGCCTTATATCCCCATGCCTAAAGGCAGGGGCTTTACGCCACTTGTGGTAAAGGGGACTATTGATTCACGTCAGGATTATCAGTGCGGCCCAGCAAATAATCTACGGACACGTTGAAGTAGTCGGCAAGAGCGAGAATTGCATCAAGGCTTGGCTTCTTGTTGACGTTTTCAAAGTTTCCTATGGTGGCCTTGGTCGCATGAATCTCTTTTGCGAGCGCATCCATTGTCAGGTTGTGGGAAATTCGCAAGGCTTTGATTCGTGCAGCAAAGACCGACGGTTCAAAGGAAAAAGAAAAAAACATTAAATCACCCCTTGACAGTATTCAAACTGAATACTATAATGTGGATGTATTCAAATTGAATACTTTTGAAAGAAAGGAGAAAAGTTGAGCCAGATGATTAAAACGGAGCGGGTTAGGCGGGGATTAACGCAAACCGAGGTAGCTCATGCGGTAGGTATCACAAAGGCTGCATATCGAAATATCGAAGCAGGTATCCGCAAGCCATCGTATGACGTCCTTATCAAGCTGCTAAACCTGTTCGGCTATGACGATCCGCGAAAGCTGTTCGGTGATAGTATGACATCTTCGAGCGATACCAACCCCGAATAGAAATAATCGTGCTCACCGTTCAGCGCGTTCCGCTGCAATGAACAGAACCCCGCCCCTTGCGCTTGCTACGAAGGGGCGGACCCCCCGAAGTTGTTTACCTCAATGACCGTTCCGGCCGCGGTGTTTTTCGGCGCATCAGAGGCGTCATAACCCGCCGGGTGTCCGACAAGCAAGATAGGACAAGATGGTCACGCCGCCGCTTAGGTGGTTCCGGTTCCACCAGCCCGCTCGTTGAGCGGACTACCCTTAGCCGGCGGCACACAGGTGGTACTTGCCCGCAGCTTAGTGGCGCGCGCGCCAGTGGCTGCTTGGTCTGTGTATTGGAACGGGTAAACTCAAAAGTTTGTTCAATGCAAATGCACCTCACTCACTATGAATTTGCCCATAGGGCGGCGATTTAATAGCGGGGCGTGCTGAACGGTGAGCACGAACACCACACAAGGAGGAACCATCATGGAATTCTATCGCATCCCATGCAAAGTTGCCGCGGTAGGCGGTGTGCTTGAAATCACATGTCCCGAGAATGATTGCATAATATACCGCAATTTATTTCGCCAGTACGTTGATCTGCGCTGTGACTATTACACGGGAGAAGATGTGCTCAGTGAAACCACCAAACAGCTTATGACGCTTCACAGCAGAGCGCTGGGCCTGGAACTCGAAAAGATGTTTCGGTTTAACGAAGCAGTTAGAAGTTTCCGGCAGGGGCATCTCTCAGAAGATGAGGAAACGATACCTCGATGCCACAATGGATCTTCGGCGCGGCCGAAGAGACAACAACGGTGAGCAACCACAACGGGTTAAAAGGAGAAAATCATGAAGTACGTAAGCGAACGGGTAATCAATATATCCGAGTTGGAAGAACTCATTCGGCTGTCTTATCATGCGGTCGTTGCGATAAGAAACGAATTGGACAAGCAAGAGCCGTCTGTCGCCAAAATGGCACATCTTTCCGAGCAGGCGAAGCAGACTCTTTATGAAGCAGTGCACTTTGATTTCTGTGTTGAACGGAGAACGACCATTTCTGACGACTAAGGCTTACGGGCGTCAATGCGGTCGGCAAAGTCGCGCAAATGGCTCATTGCTTCTCCTTCACATCCGAGCGGCCCACAAGGTAATCCAGAGATACGTCAAAGTAGTCCGCGAGGGAAAGGAGCCACGTTAGAGGCGGATTAGTATTCGCGTTCTCTAAATTTTTATAACGCAAAGTTCCAAAATGTGTGGCTTTCCCGACTTCTTGTATTGATAACCCTTTCTGGCTTCTTAGCTCTTTAAGTCTTTTAGAAAGACAAAAGATTTCTTCACGTGCAAAAATCTGCTCTATAAACGAGGTGTCATCCGGTCTAGATGGATCATCGGTTTCACCCATTATATATTCAACAGTTGTATCAAACAGTCTGGCCATCAGTATTGCCTTGGTTATTGTGGTTTCCCGACGACCTTTTTCAATATCATTGATTGCCTGCATAGAGAGACCAACAGATTCACCGAGTTGTTTCTGCGTCATTCCAGCAGACTTTCGGAGTTCAAAAATACGTTGTCCAAAAATATTTTCAGAAGTCATAAAAAACACCTCTTGACACTATGCTAAAAGCATAGTATTATGAATATACGCTATTAGCGTAGTTTTAAGGGAAGGAGGACAAATGAAACTTATGTTAAGGCAAGAACGGATAAAAAGAGGTTGGACGCAAGATTACGTCGCACAAAAATGTGGAGTTTCATATCAAACTGTGTGCGACTGGGAAAATAGCCGAAGAAAACCTTCTTTTGATGTTCTTGTAAAATTGTTGGATTTATTTGAGATCAATGACCCGCGAACGATCTTTGCGGAAGCTAAAGAAGAGGGAGATCGTAGTTGAAGAAAAAATTCACACTAGAAGAGTGGAACGAACACTTTAATCGGCAGCAGGACAAGGCTAAAGCGCGTCATCGTTTGCCTTATCATCTTAGAGTTGGAAATATCCAGAAAAAACCTTGTGAGATATGCGGAAGCATGGAAAATCTTGAAGCTCATCATGATGATTATAGCAAACCTTTGCAAGTTCGATGGTTGTGCCGTCGCCATCATAAACAGCTTCATAAAGAGTTGAAAGAGTCAAGTAAAAGCGTAACGTAGATATTAAAATTATGGGCGAGCCAGGAAGAACGCGGCCTAACGCAAGTGGAAATTGCCAAAAAGGCCGGAATATCATGGCGGGCATATCAGACCTATGAAGCGGGTGACCGCATTCCCAAAGCGGATACAGCCAAGCTGATAGCCAAGGCATTGGATAGCACCGTGGAAGAGCTTTTCTAAGGCGCTGGCGGGAATGCCTTTTTGCAATACGGCGCCGGAGCGGCGCTTCAAGCGTATCCTGGCGGATGCCGCGCTCGCCTTTCGCGCGGTGACCATCCCTCCCGGCGGGGTACGCTTGAAAGGCTGCTTCGGCCAAAAGAAAGGGGAAATGGCCATAACAAAATAAGCCTTATGGACCTACATCCAAAAAAGCATCTGTATACCCACTCAAATGATACCATTCAAAGCGGTTTTGCGCAATAACTTTTTAACGAAGAAAGGAGAGAAACATGGGAGTAGACGCACTGGATATCGGCATCAAGCTGAAGATCCTGAAAAAACAGGGAAAGCCCAGCACGCAGCGGTGGCTTTTAGGGGAACTTCGCAAAGACGGTTTCCCGGACCTTTCGGAATCCACGCTTTCCAGCATCCTGTCAGGGAATTATGTTGTCGGCTGCGCCAACGAAGTGCTGACGAAAGCGGCGAAGATCATAGACGCGGCGGATAAAACCTGAGCCATTACTATTTTACCGCCAGAGAGGAAAATTCACCATGCAGACGGAAAACCGAAATATCTATAAAAAGCCGCGCGAAATAGCCGGTTATTCCCAGGAGCGTGCAGCTGAACTACTGGACATATCAGTGGAGAGCTTGCGCGCATATGAAACAGGGAGGCGCGTGCCGCCGGGTGAAGTGGTTGTGCGCATGATGGACCTTTACAACTGCCAATACCTTGCAGTGTCCCATCTCAGGTCGAGCGAGGCGTGCGCATCATTCCTGCCGGATGTGAAATTGCAGGATCTCCCGACGGCTATTTTGCGGCTCCAGAAGGAGCTGAACGACTTTCTAAAGTGCCGTGAAGAGGTGCTGGATATCACTTGTGATGGCGTAATTTCGCCCGAAGAGCGGCCCCGCTGGGAAAGGGTGCTGAAAGAACTTGACGATGTTTCGGCCGCTATTATGGCCGTGAAATTTGCGGATTGAGGTGATGGAAATGAGACCGTTCCTTACATCGGATGATGTGATGGCGATAACGGGGTACAGCAAATCGCAGGCATATTTGATTATCTCGGAGCTGAACCGGGAGCTGGAGAAACAAGGCTATATGACGCGCCGCGGCTGCGTCCCGTCCCGGTTCTTCTGCAAAAAGTATTTCGTGGATGAAGACCAGGTAGAGGAGGTTTTGTCGTGCAATACAGTACTTGCACAGAGTGCGGCGCCCATTTAGACCCGGGAGAAAAATGTGACTGTCAAAAGGAGCGTTTGTCTCTTGACGGTTCAACAGAGCTTTTCTTGAGGCGATATGCGGACATGCAGAATGCCAACGCTGGTCGCGCCGACCTTATCCCATGTCCGCGCTGCGGCAGGTACCGCATGAAACAGCGCTTGCACACCAATGCGGCGTCACGGCATTTCAAAGGCATCACGGTTTGTGACGGATGCGGAATGGATGAAGCGATGCAGGACTTCCACGGTGTCGTTCTCCCGAATGAAGAATGGGCCGTGGTACAGAAATTTCAGTGTGAAAGAGAGTGGCCATATGAGACACAGGAAGAATAGGCGGCTGGCACTGGCATATGCGCTTATCGTCGCCGTGGAGCTGCTGGCAACGGTACTGGCAGGCTGGGCGGTGGCACGCTGGGCAATCCCATATGCGTATGCAGAGCGCGGCTATTGGGCCGTAGGAGGGGAATGGATATTGACGGCCGGCGCGGCGCTGTTCGCTCTTTGGGCCACAAACCACATGTTTTTTGGAGGTGTGCGTAATGCCGGCAAGGTGCAGAAAATGCCACAGGATACTTACGACGCCAGCGGCGGTGGAGGCGGGGTACGGGCCGGTATGTTACGCCAAGGAGTTCGGGAAGTCGTTGTACTCGACCTCAAAGGAAACACGCTCGGCAGGTTCGTCACCGAGACCAGGAATGCGCATACCGCAGGCTGTAAGGCGGAAGAAGATAGAGCCGATGCCATTGCTGGCCGCAGATGTGACATGCAGCCGGGATGCGGACGGGAAAGCGCATGTTAATATTCCGCAGCGGATTCGCTATCACAGCCCGTCCGGAATCGAGTGGGGATATGGCGGGAGCGGCCCGGCGGACCTGGCGCTCAATATCCTTTCCCTTTATGTGGAAGAACGGACGGCATACGAGCTGCACCAGCAATTCAAGCAGGACTTTATAACAGTGATGCCGCACGAGGGCGGCACGATCAAGCGAGAGGACATTATTGCATGGCTGGAAACGAAAAAGGCGCTGGCCTGAGCCAACGCCTGTACAAAAGGAAAGGCCCCACCGCCGAAGCAGTAGGACCCACCACACATCCTTATTGTACCACGGTTTCCGAAAAAATCAACTGTGGAGGCGAATATTATGAAAGCTTTTTACCCGCTGGCAGCCTTCGGGCCTGCCCGGCCGGCAGAGTACAGGCGGCGCGATCCGCGCCGCACACCGCTGCCTGAGCCGGAGCAATATGCCGGCGGCATTTCTTTATTCGGGAGGGACTGCGGATGACGGAACAGGGCATCAACGAACTGGCGGCGCGCAGGGATGAGCAGTGGGAGGAAGTCATAGAGCTGTGCAGGCGTTACGGCTATCTCACACAGGAAACAGGACAATCGGCCACGATTATGAAGAATGCCAGCCAGATAAAAAACCGGGGACTGGAAACGTACATATTCTTGCAGGTGCAGACCTGCGGAGCATATCCGCAGCCCGGAGAATGCGAGGGAGAGGAAGATGTGTTGTGAGTGCGGGCATGTGCCATGCTTGACCGGTTGCCCGAACGCGCGGGAGCGCGCGCGGGCCGGGACATGTACAGACTGTGCGCAGCCAATTTATCCCGGGGAAGAAGTGGTGGACATAGACGGGGATCTGTATCACCTGGAATGCATTGAACGTATGAGCACAACGGAACTGCTGGCGCTGATGGGATACTGCGTATGCGCAGCAGAAGCGTGTCGCCGAAGAATCAGAAAAGATGTCCTACATGGGAAGAAATGTGCGCGGTGAAAAATCTGTTTTTTGAGCCTGAGGAAACGGTGATTCAGTTTCATCCGGCACAATCGCAGTATGTAGACCAGCATCAATATTGTCTGCATTTATGGAGACCCATTGAACAAGAAATTCCGACACCGCCCGTAGAGCTTGTTTAAAATCGGGAAAAGTGAGGCGGAAGAGATTGAAGCATCAACTGGAGTGGAACGAATCGGGAGCAATCAAGAATGCGCCGGATATCGAATCTATAAAATTGCTGCAATTTTACGAGGGCGCGGCGCTCCACGCAGACCCAAGGGGCTATTGTGTATGTACATCTGAGGGAAAGGACAGCCGCGTGCTTGGACATCTGATGCGACGGGCGGGAGTTAAACATTTTTATATGCATAATATCACAGGAATCGACCCGCCGGAGCTTGTCTATTTTCAGCGTGCAAATTTCCAGAAATACCGAGACATGGGTTATTTAACATATGACGTGATGTACGAAATGAGTATGTGGGAGCTATGCCGAAAAAAACGGATGCTGCCAATGAGACAACGACGCTTTTGTTGTGAATCCTTAAAAGAACGTCCTGCACCAGAATGCGGAAAGGCTTTTAAGTGCATGGGCGTTCGCAAATTCGAGAGTTCAAATCGAATGAAAAAGCGCAATGAGCTTGAAATTGTGGAGCATGGCAAGGACGGAAAAAATATCGTAATGCCATTCGATAATAGTGAAAATCGGCGCATATTTGAACAATGCTATACAACCGCTGAGCGGCGTGTGAATCCGATTGCGTATTGGACAGATTCGGATATCTGGGACTATTCCAAGGATGTAGGATTGGAGCAATGCAGTCTGTACGATGAGGGATTTACGCGGCTCGGCTGTATCGGCTGCCCCATGGCGCGGCGCGCGGGGCGTGAGCAGGAGTTTAATAGATGGCCCAAATTCCGCGACCAGTATATCCGCACGGCACAGCATATCATTGACGACAAACCGGACAATCACTATTTCAAACAGAAATTTAGGTCAGGCCAAGAATACTTCGATTGGTGGATGCAAGACAGGACACAGGAAGAAGCCGATGACAACCAGATGGATGTGTGGGAGGAATGGCGATGAACAATGAACGAAATTTACTTGCAATCAGCATAAAGCATACAGAGCACAGATGGAAGTTCGGAAAACCGTGTGTGCTTTGGGGAAGTCGGACACAAGACGGAGAAAAAAGAAGTTTCGGAGGGTATACCATATTTCCGAAAAAAGCAGAACTATATTCTCTCTCTGAATGGCAGAATTCCGGTTATGGAGCCGGCAATGTGTGCAAAGTCGATGAGCCCGTGGAATTGCAGATTGGTTTTTGTAAAAAGTTTAAACGATACGACACCGTGCTTGTGCGATACGATGATTATATCAATTATTGCAAATGTGCTTGCTTGTCGCTTGATGGAGGGGAATGGCGATGAAAGTACACATTCCAGCGTTTGAACCTATGGCAAAGTGTAACGAACACTTGAAGCACGGCCCAATTGATATCGACTTAGGGCCGGATGTGGTGAAAGTGGTGCGGTGCAAGGATTGTAAACACTATAAAAGCGGAAGTTGCGAATGTCATTCTGTGTGGTCGGACGAATATTCCGCTGGATATGATTGCGGACCAGATGATTTTTGCAGCATAGGCCAGCGCCGGGAGGGTTCACAATGCGAGAAATAGCAGTACATGAGTTTAAAAAAGTGCCGCGGCATTGCTCCACATGCCTGTATGGCAGAGGCCTTGGCTGCGGGAATGCGAATGTAGGAAAAGCGTATCTGGCCTATTTATACGGATTACGAGAATGCCCGCATTATTGGCTCGACCAGAATCGCTTTGAACCTGTTGATGGTCGCAGATGGTAGGAGGATTTACATGGAAAGATATACATACTTTGACGGTGGGAAATGGCGGCTTAAAATTGGCGATACAGAATACAGTGGAGACTGGGTTGACCGCCTCTCCGCATACGAGGAAACGGGGCTTGAGCCGGAGGAACTGGCGCAGGCGGAGAAAAAGGGGCGGCTTGTGGTGCTGCCGTGCGATGTGGAGGATACGGTATATGTAATTGACCCTGGCGATTACGAACATGAATACAAGCCTTACGTAAGATTAAAAACAGTCAGTGAAATTAACTGGAAAGCCACTCGAAAAAAAGATTTAGGGTGGGGCCTGATTCTTGCTGGAGGTAATTGTGGCAGCTCGGCGCGATATAAATTGAACAACGTCGGCAAAACCGTATTTCTGACCCGCGAAGCCGCCGAGGCCGCATTGGATGCGATGAGGGGCGAAAACAATGCTTGAAGTATGCCCGGTGACGTTGAAAGAAGCAAACGCTTTTGTCGCAGAGCATCACCGCCATCACAGGCCCACGGTTGGCCATAAGTTCTCCATCGCCTGCACAGACGGAGAGAAAATAGTCGGCGTTGCCATCGTAGGTCGCCCGGTTGCCCGTTACTTGGATGATGGCTGGACGCTGGAGGTCAACCGGCTCTGCACGGATGGTACACGCAATGCCTGTTCTATGCTTTACGCGGCGGCGTGGCGGGCTGCGCGTGCTATGGGCTATCGCAAGTTGATTACTTATATCTTGGACACGGAGCCGGGCACAAGTCTGCGTGCTGCAGGCTGGAAATGTGTGGGACAAGCTGGCGGGCTGCGTTGGACGGGTAAAAGACGCCCGGAAGTGGATTTGTGTCCTGCGCAGATGAAACTGCGGTGGGAAATTGGAGACGAGGCCGCGCTGAAGGAAAGGGAGGCAGAGCATGAGTGAATTTGAACGGCAGATTTATGCAGATATGAAATCTACAGACCGTGTCTCGCTCTGGGTGGCTAAGTGCATGGAGCTTGCAGAATTTTCATGCATCTTAACGGATGAAGATATTGATGGAATTGCTATGGTATACAAAACGATGCGAAAGAAGGAGGGCGTACAGCATGAATGAATGGATTTCGGTTGAAGATAGGTTACCGATACGGGATTGCAAGGTCATTGTGTACGCGCAGAAGGTCAGAGGCGGGTTCGTGAGAAAAGAACGTTTTGTAACTACCGCAGTATTTGGCATGACAATGATAGACAAATATTATTTTGATTTTCAAGGCAACGGCGCAGGAATTGACACGCGCATCCGGAAGGATAATGCGAAGAAAGACCTGAATGAGTTACGCAAAGATGCCCAGGCAACCGCGAGCGAAATCAGCAAGATAGACCAGAAGATTCACGAGGCACAAGGCGATACAAAGCTGGCGGATGATCTAAAGAATGCGCAAGCGGCGGCAGCTGCTACGGAAAAAGAGCTGGAAATGATAGATGCTGCTCTCATAAAGATGAAACGCAGCGGTCAGGGAAATACGGAAAGCTTCTTGAGCATGCAGCAGGCCGGCGAGGGGCTGAGAGAAAAGTATAACGCCCAGCTCGCAGCGCAATCAAAGGCACAGGCTGCTTATGACAGACAGCAGGCAAGTATAGCCGGCATGACTGCCGCGCGAGGAATATTGGCGGGGCAGCTTGCTGAAACACAGAAGTTTGAACAGCAAGCATCGGCAATTCAACGGGCGAAAGTTGCAGTAACCTCCTTTGGAAATTCCTTGCGCAAAGCGGGCGGGGCGTTTGGGTCGCTTATAAAGCGTGCAAAAACGTTCATGTCCCATATGATAAAGGCGCCCAAACTAATGGGGAATTTCGGAAGCCGAATGCGCGAGATCGCTTTCGGAGCGCTTCTGTTCAATGGGATTTCAGCAGCCTTGCGAAACTTTACAACTGGACTGCAGAACGCCCTCCGCCAATCCGGCGCATTCGTGACGACCATGTCCAATCTGAAAGGCGCAGCCCTGAACGCCACGGCGCCGCTTGTATCAGCTCTTACGCCAGCGCTTACCGCTCTCGCGAATGCGGCAGCGGTGGCGCTTTCTTATCTTTCGAGGCTGTTCGCATTTTTCACAGGGAAAAGCATCTCCGGGCTGAAAGCTACGGCAAAAGCGATGGGCGGTGCGGCGAGCAGCGCAAAAGAGCTGAAAAACAACATGCTTGGAATCGATGAACTTAACGTGGTCGATTCTGGGGCTTCTGGCGGCGGCGGAGGCGGGCTGGGGAATATAGAACCCAATTATGGCTTTGAGGGGCAAAACGACTTTCTGGATACCTTGATGGCCGCGATAGAAAGCGGCGACTGGGCGGGGGCGGGTATCCTGCTTGCGGACAAGGTAAATAGCATGGTAGAAAGCGTGGATGCTTATTCGTGGGGGCAGAAGCTGGGCACGATACTGCAAAACGGCATTGTCTTCGGATATAGCTTCCTTACAACCTTCGACTGGAATGGACTCGGAGCCAAGCTGGCCGGGTTTGTTAACGGCCTTCTGGACAAGGTGGATGGCGCACAGCTTGGCGCACTCTTCGCGGCAAAATTCACAATTGCGATACGCACACTCGGCACATTTCTCGCGAACCTCGATTGGGCAACATTGGGCACACAGATCAGCAGTTTTGCGATTGGATTTCTCTCGGCGCTTGCGGACGCTTTACAATCTGTGGATTGGAGCGCTATCGGCATCGGCATTGCAACAATGTTGACGACCATCGACTGGGCCGGGGTGATCTCTGCGGTGTTTGAGGTCATAAAGGCCGCATTCCCTATTCTGTTGCCCGGACTGCTGGCTTTCATAGGAATGCATCTGGTAAAAATGATCGGCAGTTCGCTTTTGAGCATGTTGATTACATCCGCGGGGCAGAGCATTTCGACATTTTTCTCCACAATGCTTCCGACGGTTCTTTCTAACCTCAGCACTTGGCTCACGACGATTATTTCCTCTATCGGTCTTTGGCCGATTGCGATAGCGGGGCTGGTCGTGCTTTTCATCGCGGTGGTGAACCAGTTCGGCGATGCTATTCAAGCGAAATTGCAAGAGGTGGACGCGTGGCTTCAAGGCATTTTCACGCGGGATTGGAGCGAGACTTTCGGCATCCTGGGCAATCTGCTGAATGCATTTTTTTCGAACGTAAAAAACATATGGGATAGCATCAAGTTGGTATTCGATGGCATCATCGACTTTATCCGCGGCGTGTTTACGGGAGACTGGGAACGCGCATGGAAAGGAGTCAAAGAAATCTTTGCCGGTATCTTTGGTGCTCTAAAGGCGGTTGCGCTCGCGCCAATCAATGCGATCATCGGTATTCTAAACGGTCTAATCGACTCCATCAACTGGGTCATTGAGAAGGTCAACGGCATATCGTTCACAAACCCGTTTACCGGGAACACGGTAGGCTTTAACTTCCCGAGTATCGGAAAAATCCCCTACCTGGCCCAGGGCGCGGTCATTCCGCCAAACCGGGAGTTTATGGCGGTCCTGGGCGATCAGACGTCCGGCCGAAACCTTGAAGCTCCGGAAGATTTGATTCGCCAGATTGTACGGGAGGAAAGCTCAGGTGCGCCAATGTCTCTTGAGGTGGAGCAGCCCATCCAGCTCCTGCTTGACGGAGAAGTGATTTATCGAACCGTAACGCGCATCAAAGCGAACCGCGGCGCGGCGGTGAGCAGCAAATTTGCAGAAGAATATTAAAAGGGCGGGTGAGAAAATGGCAAGCGGAGCAGGATATATCTATCTTGGTGCATCATCTGATACCAGCAGAACAAGCTACGCGATTGCTCTACCGTATCCGGATTTGGATAAAGCGGCTTTTGAAACGTCCCGCATGGTGGACAGCGCACGCAATGCAAACGGCGAAGTGGTGGGGCGGCAGGTAGGCCGCAGCGTACACAAGCAAAACCTGGCTTGGTCCAAAATGGACAAGGAAAAATGGTGGGAAATGAACCGATGGTTTGATGATGGTCATTTTACTTTCTACTGCCACTACTTCAACCACAACTTCGGCCGCTGGGAAACGCGGCTTTTTTATTTGGGCGACGTGAAAACAAACCCTTATCTGGTCGACCCCGTAAGTGGGGAACCGGCATACTACCTTAACGCGTCGTTCAATGTCATTGACTGCGGGGTGGTGTGATGCAGCAAACATCATCTTTGTATCAGGCGGCGGTGCAGGAGCAGATTGCGCCGCAAGGATACATCCGCATCACCTTCGGTCTGACGGACACCGACGCGGCCGCGACCTGCGCGCCGCCGGAAACGGCGCCAGGCACATTCTACTCGCGCCCAGACACGATGCTGCTGGAGGACGGCACGCCGCGTGCAACCTACGCCACCTTTGAGCCGGGGCGCATGCGGGCCGACGGCTCGCAGTTGATCCCGCCCAAGCCCGGCTCCGCCGACCTGCGGCCCGAGGGGTTTGTGTCTGCGGCACTTTGCGGCGCGGACGGAGCTTTTACGCCAGCGGACGTGCCGGGCATGGTGCTGACGTTTTCCAAAACGCACACCGTGCCCGGTTTAACATTCACATTTGACCCGACCTGCGGGGACTGGCCCGAGGAAATGCACCTGACGGCCAGCCGGGAGGGAGCCGTATTTTTCACGGCGGATTACACGCCGGACGCGGCCGTATACACCACGCCCGACGCCATCGAGCGCTTTGACGCGCTGGCGTTCACATTCCCGCGCATGACAAGGCCGTACCGCCGCATGCGGCTGCAGCAGCTGATGTTCGGCTTCGGTCTTGTGTTCGACAACAAACTGGTACAGAATGCAACGCACAAACTGGATGTGGACCCCATTTCCCGCCGCCTGCCCACAAATTCGTTTGATTTTACGATCGTCAACATCAACACGCTGACGGGCACAGGCGGTCAATATCTCTACGACCCGGACAACGCCTCCGGCATCTACAAGTACATCTCCGAACAGAACCCGGTGAAGGTGGAGTACGGCCAGTACCTTGCCGGGGGCATGACGTGGAAAGACGTTGCGGCGAACACTTGGGCGGAGCTGGAACTGAACGGCTGGCGCGAAGTGTACGAGGGCGGTGTGACGGAATGGGTGCCCGGCGGGCGGTACTACCTGACGGGCCAGCCCACAGTGGACGGGCTGTCGGCCAGTTTTAAGGCGCAGGACGCGCTTTCGGGGCTAGACGACACTTACTATAAAGGGGTATATGCTCCGGCCGGGCGCACCCTATACCAGCTTGCGCTGGATGTGCTGGAGGACAGCGGCCTTGCACCGTTCAGCGGCACCGCGCCGCCCTGGAAGCTGTGGGAGGGGCTCGCGGACTTCACAACCACCGCGCCCCTGCCCGTGAAAAAGCACAAGGAGCTGCTGCAGCTCATCGCCCACGCGGCGTGCTGCGTGCTGTACACCGACCGGGAAGGGTATATCCGCATCGAGCCAGCCAACGACGTGCAGGACAATTTTAAATTGGATTTCCACACGATGCTGGCGCGGCCCAAGGTGAGCCAGATTCCCACGTTGTGGGCCGTAGAGTGTCCGGCCTATGCTTACGCGCCGGAGGCAGCGGCCAGTGAGCTGCATATGTTATTACGACCTTATGCTGACAAAATAAACAGGAGGGATTCAGATGATTAAAAGAGGCGTGTCACTGTATAGTTATCAGCAGGAGCAATTCTTTAAAAGAATGACACTGCGGGATATGGTAAAAGAGGTACATGATAATTTAAAGACCGATGGCATTGAAATTATAGACCAGGCAGTAGTGCGCCAATATCCGTATCCGAGTGATGAATTTGTGGCGGAGTTTCGGGACTTGATGGCGGAGTTTGATATGACGGCTGTGACCATGGATATTTATTTGGATACGCTGCAGTTCCGCGACCATGTAATGACGCATAAAGAAGCAGCAGAACGGCTGGTGCGGGACATCCGGTTGGCTGCAAAGCTGGGCTTTCAGAATGTGCGCTGCTTGTGTTCCGTGCCCATCGATGTCATCGAGATGGCACTGCCTGCGGCAGAGGAATACGGTGTGCGCATCGGAAAAGAAATTCACGCGCCGTTCAACATTAAAACAGATTCCGGTGAACAGTATGGAAAAGGCGATGGATTTCCCCGAAACCCCAAGATGTGCGAGGAAATTATAAATCTGGCGGAAAAGAAGCATACGAAGTTTGTGGGATTGGTACCAGATATGGGAATCTTCCAGCGAAGTATTAACCGTCCGCAGTTTGCCTATGCGGTGCGCCACGGAGCCAATCCGGATGCACTTCGAATGGTAGATCGTATTGCCGCGGAGGGTGTACGCGATCCGGCAGTTGCCAGAGAGCGTCTGCTTGCACTGGGCTTTTCGGAAAAGGACACAACCGTTGCACGCCAAGTAGGGATGTTTTCGCAGGTTGACCCAAGGGAGATGAGAGATATTGTGCCGTATATCGTTTCAATTCACGGAAAATTTTATGAAATGACAGAGATCCCGGGTCGAACAGAAGAATACGAGGATGTGGCCATCGATTACAAAAATCCCATTTACTGGTTGAAGCAGGGAGGATACGAGGGCTACATCAACTCAGAATATGAGGGTCAGCGTCACCAGCAGGATCAAGGCATTGAAAAGATGGCCAATGAGGTGGAGGAAGTCCGCCGTCATCATGAAATGCTGGCAAGATACATCACAGAGTAGGTGCGTTTGTCATTTTATAGGAGCAATCGTTGGAATCCAACGGTTGCTCCGCACTAAAAAATTCAGACGCATTAAATACGGCATCTTAAATAGTGTCTACACAAGATCAGGTCAAAACGGTACACCAAATAGCAATGCAACGAATTTGCACAGCAGCCAGAA